AACCGTACTCAACAAATTTCGAATACTCGATATTCGTCGCCACTTGCCCCGCCGTTTCGCCGGTCATCTCGCTTTGGATGCTGGCGCGCAATGCACCGGTATCGACAGGGCATTTAATCTTGGCACCCGTCTCGATGGCGAAGATGGTTTCCTGCACAATTTCGCGGGCCGCAGGCGCTAAGGCAGCAGCCAAACGGGGAAAGTGATCGAACACTATCTCAATCGTTGTGCCCCTACTTGCCATGTGGCTTATACCCCGCTTTCGTGGTACAATACACGAGTAGAACCACCCCAATAGAAAGTGCCTGGCGACGTTAGAGCGTCCCAGGCTTGGCACAAGAAAGAGAACTTCTTATGCAGCCTCATGATACCCCAAAACTCTGTGAATGTGGTTGTGGTCAGCCTACTCCCCTTGCCACACGGAACCGTTCCGATAGCGGATTGGTGAAAGGGCAACCCATCCGTTTTATCAGTGGGCACGGTACGCACAACAAATCGTATCGCTCCCTCGCAGATCGATTCTGGGACAGAGTGACACCAGGGCCGTTCACTGAATGTTGGGAATGGCAAGGTAATCGCAGCAATACGGGATATGGGCGAATGCTTGCGAATGGCAGACGCGGAGTTCGCGTTCATCGTGTGTCCTGGGAACTTCACTTTGGCCCAATTCCAGAAGGAATAGACGTTTGCCACCACTGCGATAATCCACTGTGTTGCAATCCGTACCATCTGTTTTTGGGAACTCAGGCCGACAACATGGCCGATATGGTTGCCAAAGGACGCAATTTTACGAAAGGCCCACAGCGTCCTCGCGGCGAATCTGTCTCGACAGCAAAACTCACGGCTAACCAAGTCCGTGAAATACGTCGTCGTTTTGCCGGGGGAACTGCACAGAGTAGGCTCGCCAAGGAGTACGGCATCCCAAAGGCGAATATTCATCGCATCGTTCGTCGCAAAACTTGGCGTCATATCTAACCTTGTCAAGGGACGCGTCCCCTGAATCCATCAATTTGGGGGGACGCGTCCCCCTTCGGTACCGGATGCGTAAGCATCACCTCTCGGCGCAAAGACACTGGCGCGCCGTCTCATTCGTCCACTTTGCGTAGATGGCCAGTACCTCGAAGTTGCGCCCGCCGCTAATGTCGCTACCGTCCAGCGTGCCGCCTACATTCAGCCTGTCGCTCACGTCAATGACCGTCTCCGCCGGTAAAGTGATTTCCCACGGTAAGCCGCCTTGTAGTTGCCCGCCCACCAACGCCTCGGCTGCCTGTACGCGCATCGGCGCCACGCGGCAAGGAATGTCGCCCGTCCAGGTGATGACCGTAATCGTGCCGCCCATACCGTCCGATTCCTCGCTGCGATGCTCGACGATGGCGCGGTCTACAAGGGTCAACGCCTGGGTTGAACGCGTATAGGCCAGGTCAGCCGCCGAGAGCATGGTTAGGAAGGCTTCTTGGGAACGGCGGGTACGCTTGTAGCGCCCGACTTCTGCGTGGTGGCGCCGGCCAATTCCGCCTCCGTCTGTACCTGTGCGTTGGGATTGAGCGGCTGCGGCATCGGCGTGGCTTCGTCATCCGGCACGGCGTAGGCGCCCGGGTAGCGGTTCTTGACTTCCTCGCGCGCCGCCTTCATCGCCTCTTTCGCTTCTTCCATCGCTTTCTTGCGGTCGGCGATGCGCTGCTTGACCTGCTCAACGCCCCACACGACATAGCCCTGTGATTCCAGGGAAGCAATGGCGGCGTCGTCGTCCTCATGTACACGCTGCTTGTCCCCCGTTTCGGGGTGGCGATAGGTTTTCATCTATTTCTCCTGTTACTCGTAAGGGTCATTCACGTTGCCAACCCACGTCGGAGCCTGCCCTGAGCCCCGCAGGGGCGTGAGGGCCGTCCATACGCCGCTGACACGCAGCGCACGGTAGCGCCGCGCCTGCGCCATGTAATGCTCATGCTGCTGTTGCTTTTGGAACGATGCGCCATCGGCGTCAAAGGAGAAGTTAGCGGCGACGTTCGCCGCCTTTTCGCTCCAGATGTCACTAGCGGCTTGGGCAAGATCATAGGAATCTATCCAGACCGGATCGCCTGGCTCATAGCCTTCGAAATCGGCCACTGGATAGCGCATAATGGCCGCGGCTAAATCACCGTCGCTATAGGTAGCGGTCGTTGGTTCAGCCGTCATGCGGCGTAGGCGCGCAATGTCCTGCGTCGTCGTGCCGCCCGTATAGCCACTCATGACTATGGAACCAGCGCGCTAAAGGCCAACCGTGTACCGGCCGTCTGATTGACGCGGTTGATGGGATTCGGCAGCGCAAAGCCAAGGCGAATGACCGCACGCAAGGCAACCATGTCCTGCTGCGGAAGGTTGTAGATGACCAAGCCAGCCGCATCGGTAATCACGGCCTGGTCAAGAATCTTGAAAGTAATATCCTGGCGCATGGCCCAAACGAGCTGGTCCCACTGGCCAGAGAACAGAAGGGCGGTAGCGGGGTCAATGCTGCCATCGGTCGGGAAGTAGACGGGCGCACCGTCCAGGGCGTAGCGCGTCGCCTCTTGCATCGTGTTGACAAAGATGGGTTCGCCCGTCGGCCCGTTGCGTAGGCCGCGCAGTTGCCCGCGTAGGGCCAATGACGCAATATGGCCGTTAACCATGAAGCCGTCGGCCTCGACCATGCTGATGACGCCGGTCGGCCCCATAATCTCGTCGTAGAGGTCGCCGGTATGCGTGGAAGCGTCTACCGCTTGTCCGGCTGCCGTGATGACGGCAAGCAAGCCGGCGCCGCCCAGATTGGTTGTCCAGGAGGCGGGAATGTTGGTGCCGAAAAGAACGGCTTTGTTAATGGCGAAGTTGATAGCGTTGACAATCTCAGGCCGCACTTCCGCCCAGATGTCATAGCCGGCGTCGTCCAATACGGCTTCGGGAATCGGGACAATCACGGCCAGTTCTTCAGCGTCGATATACTTATTGGCCCATACCACTTCCGATGTTTGTTTTAACCCGGTATCAGCCGCCACGAAGAAAGCGGTGGCCAGCGCCGAAATAACCGGCATCCGTGTTCTGGATGTGGGCATGTCCGGCAAGCGTCTAGCCAGTTGCAAGAGCGGATTGGTAGCCGCTACGCCTTTCATGATGTCCCGCGCTACGTTCTCAGGGATGAGCGCAGCGGAGTCGGTACGTGAAACGATGTCGTTATATGCCACTTGTTATCTCCTGTTAACGGCGACCTGTGGCCGCCCTTATGAAATCGTTCATGCTTGCCTGCGCCGGCGGCGAACCGTTGCCCACGCCCGCATTGCCGGGTGGCGGCTTGCGTCCAAAGAGTTCCGGCATAGCCGCTTTGATGGCAGGCCAGTCAGGGTCGCCGCGCTTGGTAAAGAGTCCCTCGGCGCTTGCCACAAGGTACGCGGCGCGCGGATTCGAGCAACCAATCTCAGGTCGCCCCGCTTCTTCGTAAAAGGCGGCTCTCTGCTCGGCCTGCTCTAAGCGCGTGGACATCTCGCCCAGCGTCTTTTCGGCCTCGCTGCCCTTTTCGGCTTTCTGCGTTAGGTCACGTAGTTCTCTAGAAAACTGTTTGCGCTGCGTGCGCTCTGACTCCAGAGCGTTCCTCAGCGCCGTTGTATGTGCGTCTAAGCCCTCTTGCTCGTGGGGTGGCAACTTGCTAAACCATGAATCGAACTCGAAGGCGGGTGGAGTTTCTTGTTGGGAACCCTCTGGGTTTGCTTGCCCGTCTTGGGCTGTGGGTTGGTCCGGCATCTCGCCTCGCTTGTGGGTAGAAAACAAAAAAGCGGCGCTGAACCCTTTCGGATTCAACGCCGCAGACCTTTCGGTGTGGAGCGAATTTATTCGGTTAACTTGTTTTTATTCGGCGTATTCTCTACGCCGTGCCCTGGTCATCACCGATGGCTCTTTGCCGAGTGCCTTCTGTACCGCAATCAGGAGCGGAATTAGACGCCGCTCCAACTCAACCAACTCGGCGCGCATGGTATCGGCCTCGGTAGACAGTATAGACTGTTCCTGTTCGCGTTTCAAGTGGTACGGCGCGGGCGTTTCGGTCATGGCTCCGGCTCGGCTTCGTCTATCGGTTCGAACTGGATACCGTGATCGCCTGGATAGGGTTCAGTATGATCATACTCGCCCGTCCAAATTGGGTCAGGGATCTCTTTAGGAAACGCGTCGCATTGCATACTACCCGTGTAATGAATACACTTGATACACTGATCAGTCATCATGGCAGTAGCACCTCTAAAAATGCTTCACGGATTGCTTGAGGAATCGGAACACCTAATACAATCGCCGTACCTGTCTCTGCGAATAACTCAACGTCTTTGGATGCGCCATACTCAGAAACACGATGCCAATCTGTATCTGTAACGCCACGTTCTGATAAAAGTTTTACAAACTTTTTCGATAGATAATCCCCATCGTAATCTATGATGTGAAATGCTTCATGCGTAATTATTGCCATCAACGGATCATCTGCGTCCTGGTAGGTTGCCCATCTCTCTGTTGCCAACCAGTTATCTAGTTTCTTTTGATTGAACTCGACAATCGCGCTTCTTTTAGGGTCATTCACATAGGCGGTGTAATTGGCTATGTTGCGCGCTTTCATCTTCTCAAAACTAGCTCTCGTTTCATCTTGCACCTTTTTGGCCCCGCGCGCTGCGGTTTTTTGCAAGCGAATTGAGTATGTTTTTGCTTTCGTATTTGCTTCTTCTCTGAATCCAGCCAACCCCATCGCTGGCGATTTTTGCGTATTAAACGCAAGATTCTGAACCTTTATTCCGCGCGCCCCCAATGTGTTATCTAGTGCCTCTAGTATGGAATTTTGAGCGTCAAGCGGCAGCGAGTCCAAGTCCATTTTTTGTGGATATGCCCATCCTCCAGGTTTGGCCTCGGTATAGGCCATTAACCTCGCTTTTGCTTCTGCCTTGTTTGCGGCTGGCGCAAAAGAAACGGATGGATAAGTTCGCGCAGGCACTTGCAAGGATACGGGCGGCAACGCCACTCTTGCGCCCTGCCCCCCCAATTCCTTAAGCGGCGTCACGCCCAAAGACGGCCCCCACGTGCTATTGGGCGTGACCTTGACCAAATCCTGCAAGGCAAATTGTCCATCCTTCCAGCCCGCATAATGGCCTTTACCCAGAATGTCTTGCTGCACGGCGGCATCCTGCGTCAGCAACCAATCCTCGCCCTTGAGCCACTCCACCGGCGGCGCACCGGCCACGACGGGGATCATGCTGCAACGCCCGTTGGGATGCTCCGGCATTTCTTCGTCAAGGTCGTAAACGTGGCCCTCATCTAGGATGCAGGCGGCGCACGTTCTGCGGTCGTGGGCGCACAATCGCCGGTAGCCGGTGACGATGCCGGAGTGCTTATAGGTGGCTACGCTCGCCTCACGGTGCACCCTGAGTTGCTCAGTCCTCGCAATCGTCAGCATCCTGTCCATGCTGCCCGTCATGCCCTCGGCCATCATCCTGGCCGTCTTACGCGGCCCCCATCCCAGCGCCACGCCGTCCACAAGCGCCTGGGTTAAGCCTTGCGCGCTGAGAGGCCATGATTGTACTAGGATGCTGTTTAACGGCGTTCCTGCGCCCGTTAATCCAACCATGTGTTCAACGGCGGCGACAGGTAAGCGGTTGAAACTGGTACTGACCTGCGCGGCGATGGCCTGTGATGCCTGCCGCACGCCCGCCGACGCCATTGCCTCTTGCCCTTGCGTGATGGTGCGCTCGGCATAGACGGTGTATTTGGCCTGCTCCTCCTGCAACTGGATGAGCAGTTCACGGTAGCGCACGTCATTCAGCAGCATGTTGGCAGTCACAGGTAAGCCGGATGCCTGGCGGGCGATCATGTCCATCGCCAACGCTTCGATTTGGCCGGTTAGCCTGCGCTCCACCGCCAGCCAACGGCGCGCCATTTCCGCTTGCTGGGCGCTGCCGGCACGGGCGATGTCACGCTTAAAGGAGCGCATGAGCGTAACGACTTCGCTCTCAGGCATGGGCGCGTTCTGTCAATTCATTGTGTACATCCGTAAGCAATTTCGCACGGGAACGCATCCGGAGAGCTACACGGTCTACACAGATAGCCATATTCTTGAGTGGTTCAGCATCCTCAGGAAACGCTTGTGTATCGCTGACAAAATCCGCTAACATGCCCATGAAGTCATCCATCGCTGGCTCAATCGTTTCTATCAATACGTATGAATCTTGACCCTTGAGCAAGACATCGGCCAATAGCACAAGCGTTTGAATCTTTGTAGGGTCATCGCTTTCGATAGTTAGCTTATAGCTCATTTCTTGGCATCCACGGCTCTCGCCTTCTTCGCTGCCGCCGGTGCATACTTGGCCGCCCGACTTGGTACGCATCGATTTTGTGCCCTTACGCTTCTTGGCCATCATTCACCCGCGCTCTACCATTGCGAATTGCTGACAAATGGTTGTTGCTTATCCCGAAAATTTCCACGAGTTCGCCGTGTGTAAATCCCGATTTGTCTAGGCGTCGTATCCATCTCACCTGTACATCTGACAATTTTGCCAATGGTGATTTCTGTCCACGCACGCCAAACTTCTTGCCAAGTACGTCAACCGCATGGCGAATGTTCTCTTGATGCGATAGATACTGAAGATTGGATAGACAATTATTGAGTTTGTTGCCGTCGATGTGATTCACGTCCAGGTCGGATGGCCCGACAAATGCAAACATCACCATTCGATGCACAAGACATGTACGTGATTTGCCATCTCTGCTCAACTTGCAATGTTCATAGCCAATTTTACTTATCCATGTGTTGATGATTTTCGGATTGTAACGTCCATCTTTGCGAGGGTAGAGCGTGCAGATTCGGCCCAATGTCGATGCCAGGTAGCGTCCATCACTACCTGGAATTTCACGCCACTCCTCAGACGGAAAAGTAAAATCGAGCTGCATTATTCCTCTACGCCATTCCCATTTGCGCCATTCACCCCTGCCCCCCCTCTGTCCCCTCGGGGCAGGCTGTTCTGGTCGAAGTTGCGCTGCGCATTGGTCAAGGCCGTGGCCAACGTCTGCTGCTGTGCGCCCTGCTCGTCCTGGCGCGCCGCCTCCAAATCGTCAAGCTCCTGTTTCGTATACCCTTCAACGTGTTCCAACTGCCACATGAGCGGGATACCGGCGGCAACAGACTCTTTGCGGATAAGCGCCTGCGTGTACGGCTGTACCGTCTCCGGCTCGTCAAAGACGGGAATAATGGCATCATCTTCAATCAGGCCCATGCCTGCCACTTGCATCATGAATTGTGCTAATTCTGACCACGTAGCCGTCCAGCGCGTGATGTACTTTTGCGCCTTGTGATTGAGCGGCGCTTCCATCGCAATCAGCGCCTCGCCGGATGGGTCGCCGCCCTGCCCGAAAAAGTAATGCTTTGGCGTGCGGCTGATAATGGCGATGGCCGTCGTCCACTTGTCGATGGCTTCCAGATAGTTGCTGAGTTCGGTAGAAGCAAACTGCCCAACGGCCGTCGGCTGTCCTTCACCGTCGCTACCGGGAATGTCCCAGATCAGATTGGGCGCATTCTTAAACTTGCCGGGTGATGCTTGCGAGATAATGTAACGCTGTGGAAATGCGCCGTATTCGGCGGCGATCATCATGTCGCTGAGTAATTTGTTGATAGCGTTCTGCGGCTCAATGACGTTGGCCAGTTCAGAGGAGATGACCCTACGTTCCCGCTTGAAATGAAAGACAGGGATAGCGTTGTAGGGATTAAACTCGCTGTCCATCAGGACAAAGGATTTGCCGTTACTCACTTCGTTGGTAAACATGGGCGGCCCTTGTTGGCTACTGACAGCGTTGGTGCTGCGATAGTATTCGAGGCGTTCCGGATAGTAGAGCGTCAGCAGCCGGTGGCCGTCATCGCCTATCCACCACTTGGCGGCAAAGCGTTTGCGGCGCGGCTGGTCTGCCTCATAGAACAGATGCACATTGCGGGAATCGTTATAGTACGCCTCCGGCTGTCCTGACTCCTCATCAGGCCAGGCAATGACAAATGATTCGCCTGTCACCAGCGCGGCAAGATGTACGTCCTCAGATTCGAGAACGACCTCAGATGCTTCCAGTAGCGTGGCAAGGTTATGCGATGCCGTGTCGTCATCCGCAACGAGGATGCGCTGCAACTGGATACGGTCGGTGACGCTATTGACCACGACACTGCACCAGTTCTGTGAGAACCTTGAACGCAGGTCAACAAAGAGGTCGCTCAGTCCCTCGCTGGCATAGATGAGCGGGTGGCGCCCTTCATAGTAAGACCAGTAATTTGTATAGCGCGGCGTCTTGTATAAAAGCGTTTGTACCGCCAGTTCTAGATCGGTAGCCTGTGGTGAACTTCGTGAATCCATCATCCCTGATAGCTTCCTCCCTCACGCTTTGGCCTGCCCAGCATCAACTCCGTAAAAGCCCACACGGCCGCATCTAAGCGGTCGGGGCTTTTGTCGCCGGGCAGCCAAGTGCATAGCTGATCTTCCAATTCCTCGTAAGCGCCCACATGCTTGCAACGCTGATTCTCGTAGAGCGTGCTAATCGGCTCGGCTCTGGTATGCTTGCCGCGGCTGGCGTGCAGTTGCTTGTAGGGAACCTTGTCGCTGTCACGGTCGCCCTGCCGGTAGAGTTCCCTGGCTGCCGCATCCACAACGAACTTAACCATATCGCCGCCGTTGTTGGTTTCGGCCACAATGCGATCCGCACCGTGGCGGTCAAAGGCGCGCACCACAGCACTCCCCCACTCAGCAGGAGATCCGCGCAACGTGCAATCTTCCAACAGATAGCCAATCTCATTCTCATCAATGCCGGCAACGATGATGCCCGTCTCGGCGCTGGTGGCGGTCGCCGTCGCTTCGGGGTCTACGGCGACGACAATGCGATAGAGTGAAGGAGCACTCTTGACGCGGTTCTTTTCCAGCGTGGAGCGCGTCCACAAAGCGCCTGGAATCTCGTCAATGTCCTCGGCCATGATTTCCTGGCGATAGGCTAGGTTGCTCATGTCGCCGGAAATCTCGCCCAAAGCATCGCCGCTCAAATAGGGATTGTCATGGCTGCTAAAGGTAAAAGCCGCCCAACGCCCGCTAACGTCTGCTTGCGCTTGTGCAAAGAGCTTAGCGGCGTGCTTCTTGTCATGCGCCTTGCTCACGCCTGCTGTTCTGGCCGATGGCGGCGTGTAGATAAAGACGGCATCGCCATCGTTGTCTAAGAGCATCGGCGCACCGACCACGCCCCAGGCATCTTCATTCATCAGTTGCCACTCGTCGAGAATCAAAAGGTCAGCATAATCACCGCGCAATGTGTCGCTGTTCCAAGCTGTTTTTGCCTTGATGCGCTGCTCCGTGCCGCGCAGTTCAATCGTTTTTTCCGTCTCGTTTTTGGTGTACAGTCCGGCATCGATGCAAGGTTGCAAGGCGTCGCGCACATGCCGCCAAAAGGTGTTGATCTGGTCAGCCGTCGGTGCGGCGTAAAGCACCCTGCGTCCATTCAGGAAACTTTCCACGGCCTTGATGGCCATGCCCACCGTCTTACCGCCGCGTCGTCCTGCCCGTACCACGATGCGTTTGGCAGGAGATCGTAGAAACTGGCGCTGTTTGGGATGCGGCTTATTCAGATGGACTGTTAACGTTGTCGTCGCCATACTGCACCTTCACGATGATTTCGCCCGACTGTTGCACATTATCCGTCCACAACTTGTGATGCTTGCCGATGGTCACCAGCGCGGTCTGGGCATCGTGAAACTCGATCACACGCCCGTACTGTGTATCCTTGATC